CTAACCCAAATGATTTTAAAATATTATACAGTTTATATAATATTGTCCACACCGGCATCATTATACCTTTTTGTAGATAATCATATATTCTAGATACAGCATTTTTAATATCACTAATTGGGTCAATAATACCGACATCTTTGCAGGTAAACGATAGCAAAGGCACAGTGAGCCCAACAACTGTTAGTGTGGGATCTTTTGGATATGCTTGGGCAATCGCCGCAGCAATTTTTTCAGAATCTAACGGTTCAGTGACACTAAAATTAACAGTTATATTAGTTTTTATATGTTCTATGGGCATATAACTATTTATGTTAGGGCAATTCCAGTAGTACCTTCAGTATATTGTTTGGCTGCATCCTTTTTAGATAATCCCATAGCCATCACATGGCTTTTTTGTAAAGTGAAAAAATTCATCACTGCCTAAATCATCCATGGCATCATACCCAACCCACCCTGTGCCATGGTCAACGCCAACGGTCTTCGAATTTTAATTGAGGTGTCTGTTTCAGAATCAAATTCAGCAATTAATTCATCGCTGTTAATCAACTTTAAACTGACCACATCACCCTGTGTATAACCTTTGTTTATCAATAACATTTTTGTTCCTTTTCGTTTAATTCTAACCAAGTATGGTCGCCCATATATTTTACCTGTGCTATATATTCGTAGTCATCTGGAGCACTGCTAGACCAATCATCAGGCCCATGCTGTGTTAGTAAAGTTTGTTGCTTGCGTTTTTCCCACACCAACCAATAGACGTTTCCCATTACTGGTTGAAAAGCATATACCGCAGCGTGGACCGCATCAGTAACTTCCAACCTACGTTTAATCTGCTGTGCCTGTTTTTCCAACACTGCAACTAATTCCATAATACGATCATATTCCTGCTGAGCAAACATCCTAGCATGATTGATCATCAAGTCCTTTTGTTTGGTAACGGGTACCATTTCAAATTTTACACTGCCTGCTTCAGTAGCATAGGGTGTGACATTCCTATTAAGAAAAGGAATCAGCATCCCAGTACTGGTTGAGTCGTAGCTGGTACGGCCCTTGGCAGAATTACTTGTCATTAATCCTCGCCAATTAATTTTTCTAACAGCTTATAGTGATCGTAGGCTTTTTTCAATGCAGGAAATTTTTCTAATTTAGCAGGATCTGGATCTAACAATATAGCAAATCTATCTTCAATTCGTTCAAGCAATTTGACAATATCATGACCTTTGATTTTGACATTACCGTCAAATTCTGCATCACCTTTAACAGTTATACCTAGTGTACCACCACTGTTATTTATGATGTAGGGATTGACTGTGTTTGTATTATTTGTAGTGTATATAATTGGCGAACTACCACCAGTACCATTTGTTGCAATAGTAGTGTAACTGCCACTACCACCACCACCTCCAGGCGGCAAAACTCCCGATGTCCATAGGCCTGTACAGGTGTGGTCAGCCATTTAATCGTGTCCTAAGTTCATTATACCCGCCCACTAATTCATCGTCAAGAAAAATCTGCGGCACAGTTCTAGCACTGGGAACTGCCTCTAATAATTCTTCTCGGGTATATCCGTCACCAATTTTGCGTTCTTCAAAGGGTATGTTTTTTTGATTTAACAATGCCTTAGCCATATCACAATACTGACAATTATATTTCGACCAAACAACAGCTTTCATTTTTTATCCTTATAGATCAGGAAGTTCATCGTAATTGACAGAATCTCCCATGGCACCAATCACATAGTTAGTACTTTCAGTTTCCTGTAATGCACTTTGTTTTTTACCAATATTCAAATGTTTATTAAACCAAGGAATTGGACTGTTCTTAGGATGTTCACCAAGATATTTAATTCCAATATCTTTTAAACGAGTAAATGCTGTATAGTCAACAAAGTTTTTAAGAATATCAGCATTTAACCCAATTACTGGGCCTTTCTTGAACAAATAATCTGCCCAGGCTTTTTCTTCTTCAATAACTTCCATATACATAGCATATACTTCATCACGACATTCTTCAATTAAATTGGCAAAATCAGCATCATCTTTCACCACTTGGTTGATGATCCAGGCTGTCCATTCTGCATGTAATAACTCGTCTTGTAATATCAAACTGATAATGTTGCCGTTGCCAATATAGATTTTATTTTCTACCATGGCCAAACTTGTGGCAAAGCTCACCATGAAACGTAGTGCCTCCAAGGCATAACTTGCATGTAGGGCCAACCATATTGCTCGTTTATGATCATGAATTCTGATTTCTTCGCCCATTGTTTTACGGCAATTGAGAGTATGAAGATTCTCATAGTAACGACCAATATTAGCAGCCATACCAACAATTTCAGCTGTATCGTGAATTGATTCAAAAACTTCTTTGGGTACTCCATACACATTCCTTATGATATGACTGTAACTTTTACTATGAATATTTGTTTCATAAAAACTCCAATTACTGACCAATGCTTCCAATTCAGGAATACTGATCACAGGACTGAATACCTGAGCAGGTGCCCGACCTTGAATACTATCTAATGCTGTTTGACGTAAAAGATTACTGGTAAAAATATGTTTAACTGCATCACTGGAATCTTTATGATCCATTTTATCTTTGGTCAAACTAATTTCTTCTGGAACCCAAAAATATCCACGAGCAATTTCTTCAAATTTGGCAATTTTGGGATAACGATATTCTTCAAACCTTTGTACAGTGACTACCCCATCCAAAAACATTTTTCGTTTTAAATAATTGGTAGGTGTTGCTAGATCGTATTGTTGTTTTGACATTTTATTTCCTTATAGGACACACGATTCACAATATGAATCATCATCAATGACCACAGTGTCTGTTTTGATTATTTTTTCAGTATGGGTATTTAACACATGTTTAGCATCAGTTTTGGATAAAAGACTATAGTATATGGTTTTTAATCCCCACTTATAGGCCAACATCAAATTCTTAGCAATTAATGTGCCAGGTACTTTACCATCTTTGAAATGTTTGGGTGAATAGAATGTATTTGTACTAAGACTTTGATCAATGTAAGCTGCTAGTACAGCGGCTGTTTTCAAATAGTCCACACAGTCTTTTTGGTCCCACATCAGTTGATAGCGGTTTTTTAATCTACGATATTCAGGAACTACTTGCACAAAACTGCCTGCTTTTGATTCCTTGACGCTGATCAACTCCATGGGCATCTCAATCCCGTTAGTACTATTTAATACCACCGAGCTACTCTCCACAGGTGCCACTGCCATTAGCGTGGCATTGCGAATTCCGTATTGCTTCATACGTTCACGTAGTGGTTCCCAATCCAAACTGGGTGTGAAGTCTGTTAGTTCATTGACTCCAGAATTACGACGTTCCCAGGGAAAAACGCCCTTACCATAATATGTAAATTCACTACGGGTACATGCACCTCGTTCCTGCGCCAGTTCCACGCTGGCTTCTGTCAAATAGTAGGCCTGATGTTCCATAAAACGTTTGACTTCGGCCAGTGCTTCAGCAGAACCGTATTTGAAATTCCGTTTGGCGTGCCAATAGGCAAGATTGGTAATGCCCACACCCAATGGTTCAAATTCAGTATTTGCCAATTTACTTTGTATAGATAAAAAGTCTTGATAATTTAACAAATTACTTAGGCTGCGAACCAACACACGACAGGCCTTACGCATTTGTTGAGGATTAGTAAATGATCCCCAATTAATTGATCCCAAAGTGCAAAGAGCTATCCTGCCACTGCTATCTTCAATTCTTTGAAAAGGTTTTGTAGGCAATAGAATTTCTTGACAGAGGTTGCTTTGATATATGGGATTTAATCTAGTATCAAAAGATCCCTGATTAATGACATTGTCGATGTTGACGAGGTAGATTCTACCTGTGTCAGTGCGTTCTTTAAGTATCCCGTTCTTGAATATTTCATCCGCTGATACAACTTTTTTCTTAATGTTCTTATCTTGTTCATATTGTAAATATAACCTTTCAAATTCCTGCGAATCTCTATAATATGCTTCATATAAATCAGGTACTTGATGTGGATCAAATAATGTTATCATTTGATTGTTTTTATAACGAAGCCAAAACATTTTATTGACCACAACACTATAGTCCATTTGTCTTACTCGTGTTTCTTCCGTTCCCTGATTATTCTTAAGCACGATAAGGTCTTCGAACTGATAATGCCAAATAGGGAAAGTAACAGTACAACTTGCATTCCTAATTCCTCCTTGACTACAACTACGTAAATCTGCAAACCATTTTTTAAGAAAGGGTATCATACCCGTATGTTTGATTTCTCCATTGCGAATTGGGGCTCCAACTGGGCGAATTCTACCTATTTCTAGGCCAATTCCGGCTCGTTTTGACGCATATTTGGCCATCATTTCTCCGGCCGCGAATATACTGTCCAAAGTATCATCCGCAGTAATGAGAACACAAGAACTAAACTGTTTAGTAGTAGTTCCCAAACCTGCCAACACCGGCGTAGCCAATGTAAAATGCCCTTCGCTAGCACATTCATAATATTCCTTTACTAATTTCAATCTAGTGTCTTTGGGCTCTGCATGAAATGCTGTAGCAGCCGCCACAGCATATCTAACCTGCGGGGTTTCGTAAAGTTCACCAGTAGCACGATTTTGTACTAGATATTTTTCAGTTAGTTGTGCAATGGCCGCATAGGTGTACGTTTCATCTTTGTCATGGTCAATGAATAAATCGATAATATCCCATTCTGCTTCTGTGTACCAATCCAACAGCTCGGCGGTATACATGCCTGCATTGACATTTTTTTGAACAATATTAAACAACTTTGGCGGGATATAACTACCATAGACTTCTTTGCGTAACATACTAACACGCTGACGTCCAGCCACGTATTGATAGTTTACATTATTAATTTCTGGATTTTCTGTTTCATCAATCAAATCCACCATGGCTTTGAGCAGCAGTTCGTCAATGGTTTCAGTAGTCATACCATCATGCAATTCAATTTGTGCCTTGATTTCCACCATGCTTGGACTAACCCCATCAATACCAGTACATGCGTGAGCTACTTGTCTTTGAATTTTACTAATATCTAAAGGGACTTTCTCCCCATTTCTTTTGACCACTGTGATCATATCTATAACCTTTTCTGTGTATTGAGCTGATATTTAACCTGAAGGTTGTACTTCAATAAGATTTTCTACCAAAAATGATTCACGTATAGATTCCCACGGAACTGTATCAAAATCTTTGTAGTTAATAGCTATTTTATCGTCAATACAAACTATATTATAGTATACATTTTTAGAATTGTCTAGGCAAATTCTTATATCTATTAATTTATCATTAAATTTTTTAGTGAATTTAAGTGAATATGCTATCATTAAGGCTTTGGTAAAATCGTCATATTGATTTTCCACAATAATTTCCCAGGGCGTGGGCCAAGATTTAGGGTTATGCGGATTAACCTGTTTGTTATAAGGGATAAATGGAGCTGAGTGCCAAAATTCAGAAATCAACTCATATGGATTTTGAGCAGTTTCTATCTGATTTCGAAGTTTGACCCAGGACGACAGCCTTTCTTCAATTGGTAATTCAAACATTAATTTAAAAGAGATAACTTATATTCTAAAGTGGTAACAGATACACCAAAATTACTGCAAGTCAAACTAATATAATTTGTTGTTGTTGCAGAAGTATAATTTGTGGAAAATGCTATAAGGTCATTAGTGAATTCAACACGTTCACCAAATGCATAGTTATCGCCAACATTTGCAAATGCATCAGCTACTGGTGCTATATTCATAACTAGCTGTCCAGACCTAAACATGTCAACATTTGATAATGTATAATCAAACGTGGCTAGTTGAACATTTGATGTTAATGGTATTTTAATAACATTCACAGTGGATGACGATGATATTGATACTTGATAGGGTGTTGAATTAATAACTGATGCATTATTTGATGCCCACGGATACATATAAACATTATTAGGTGTTGAAACTTGTCTATCAAAGAAATCGTCAACACTTTGATAACCAAAATCATTAATTTTTATCACGTTG